CTTCCGCGATGTCAGTGACCGTTAGACGTCGTAACCGTGCTCCAGAGCCCACGTGTGAAAGTCCACGACGGCTCGATGGGTCTTCTGAAAGGTAGCAAATGCCTGCTGCGCTTCCTTCAGGAGCTGACTCCGTTCGAAAATCTTTCTCCGATACGATGGGAGAGAGACAGGACGGACGTCAGGATACACGACGATGTGCGAATCTTCGACCTCGGACCAAGGGTCATCAGAGAGAGAAGAGAAGCCGGTTGGAATGTACACACCGTATTCCTCCTCCTTTTCCTCGACAACCACTGGAGTGATATCAACCAGTGACGGAGCAGACTGGACATTCTCGTCTGCAATGGCGCGACCGATGCTCTCATCCAAGGAGTAGACTTTCTTGTTTTTCAGGATCCTAGATCCAAAAACGACAGGAACTTCTTCTCTGGGAAGAGAAAGCAAAGGCTCCACACCAAGAACCGCCAAGGAATCCTGGTCTCGATCATGCTGTCTCTTTAACAGAAGATCGAAATCACCTTCCACGGTGGACTGCCCGGAACCCACGACCAACGGAACACCGCACGACACCTCTCGAGAAGTCCAGAGAGATGCAGCGAAAATTTCGTCGATCTCACTTTGGTTCAAGGGAACAGACCCGAAGAGTTCATAGCCTCCTTCGTCGAGTGTAGGTAGCTCATTGAATTCACGAGCTAACTCCTCGAGTTTCTGGTTCGAAAGAACGTCGTGCATTGTGGGCTTTCGCATGACATTCTTCCGATTTAGATACTGCCAGAATCGAAGGTTGACTTTGAACGCGTCGAGTCCGTCCTCTGTTTCCGAAGAGTAGAGATCCGAGAGGGAGAGGCCACTATCAAACAGTGTGGCAATGCTCAAAAGACCCATGACCCTCGTGGTCTCGGTCTTTTCAAGTCTTGTGAGCATTCGCGTCTTTTGCGTTGGAAGATAACGCTGCGCGCATTGACGAACTCTCCATGGCATCTTTTCCAAGAACCGCGTTGGACGAAGTTTCAAGTTCTTCCAATTCGAGAGAGCGCCGAAAGCAAGATGGACGTCACGGCTGGACGGAGTGCCAACCAGACCCAATCCTCCCAACCATTCAGGAAGGTAGAAAGGAATGGAGCCCATCTGCTTCAACAAGTCCCGATGATTGTTGAGAAAGGCTTGATGAACATCATCCCACGAACTCGAAGGGCACAGACGGAAAAGTTCCCTGTGCCTCGAACCCATGGAGTTCAATGGAGAAAAGACATCGGCTTGAGTGAGCTTGCCGCCCGACCTCTTCATCCCATAGAGGAGTCCGAAGTTGACGTACTTGATCAACCGAAAAGGATTCATGCGGAAGACCGTGCGCTCACCGTCCCGTGGAAGCCGAACCACGTTCTCCTTCTTCCTCGGCCAAACTTGAGGAAGTTCATCGCCCAAAACAAAAGTCGTCGAATTGATGTCACAGAAGGTTTTCGAGAAATAGTATTTGCCGATCGAGGGGGTGAGACCGACAAACTTCCCTACTTGCTCCCAGTAACGACGAACAACTTCGTTGGCAGGAAACAGACAGTCATCCCCGTTCACGAGAAGTCGAATTCGTGACAGCGGAAGAACGACGGACTGTCTTCGATCACCATTGGCGAACGTGCCCTTTTCCATGACGTATCTGCAAAGCGAGGCATTTGCTATGCAGAGGACCGGGAAAGACGTGACGGAGCCCATCAACTGTCCATTTTGTTGAGGGAGATGCTCCTCCGTTTCGGGATCCTCCAACACATGTTGTGTCAGGGAGCGCTTCAAAAGGATGGCTTCTTCACCAGTCAACGCAAGGACTGAGGAGAGTTCGTCCGCGATCTGCTCGGAAACCCACGAGCGGAGCTCATTAGTCGCATTTGAATAGTCTCCCGAGAGGAAACTTTCATCAGCGGCGAGCTCTCGCCCAATGACATCAAGCAGGACACGCTCATCGACAGGTCGTCCGATGAGTTGGAAAACGCGGTGTTCCTTCAACACAGACCAAAGGAATTTTTGCAGAGGCTTCATTGCTGTCGCAAGCAGTGGAGGTCCTTTCGTGATGACGCGCGTCTTCAGTGACTCCGGAAGCGCAAGAGGAACAGCAACGGGGACCTCATCGAGAGCCTTCTTCACAAGACGAGTGTAGAAGACGTCAAACTTCTCTGAGGCCGCCGTCGAGACCAGCTCGTACCGCCAGGTTTCGTCAACACCAACGTGTGCAGGGCGAATCGACTCATCACGCTCGAGCACCTTCCTCCACATCACACCACCATCAGGCTCACGAAGTCCCTCGAGAAGATCGGGGTGATCACGCAGGATCGAACCAACTGCACCACATCCGGCGCGACTGTTAATGTAATTTGCGGAAGTGGACGGAAAGAACGGACGGAGGCGTGCCTCAACGTCGTACTTTCTATCCGCATTCTCGTAAATCTCACGAACAGTGCGTCGAATCTGTGCAGCAAAGGTCGCCTGAGTGAAAGCACCCACACGAGGATCTTCGAGAAACTCAGCCTCCGAAAGATCCGCCCATGACGGCGATTCAATCGGATCAAGGTTGAGCAACCAGTTCTGCTGAGGCTTCTGGGTCAATTCCTTGAAGGTGGTCTTCTCTGCGTCCCGCAGCATCTTTTCATCAGGTCTTTCAAACCCTTTCTTGAGCTGCTGAATGGTCTTTGCCAAGGTCGCACATTCGGGCAAACGTGAATCGAAGAGCCTAGACTTCGCCGCAGCGAATCTGAGAAAGGCTCCACCCGCAAGCGCCAGCGGGTTGTCAACAATTTTCCCATCCTTCCAGGGGCGGTCAGGTATCGTTTGCCGCATCATCGCACTGAAGAACGCTGCGAGCTTGTACTTCATCAGCTTGATAGCGCCAGCAAGGCCCGGGGCAGTAGCATGAGACAATCGACAATATCTCTCTACTTGCTTCTCCATGGTCAAACGCAATATGCGTTGATCGTGACGGGCGGCTTCGAATCCACAGAAGCCAAAGGCCTGCGCAATCTTCTTCATGCAATCCTGGAAGAACGGCCGGACAATGGACGAGTTTGCCTTTTCGTCTTGTACGGTGCACTGAACAGTAGTCACTGTCGCGTTGACTACAGGGAGCGAAGGAGGTGCCAATTCCTTCCCCTCTACCATCGGGTGTCGCTTACTTTCTTGCATTTCGGAATGTAGGTGGCAGTCGTCTGTTGTTGTAAAT